AGATCCACACCAAAACGATCACGAAGTTCACGAGCGAAAGCCTTAAACTCTTCATCTTCTTGTAAAGCAGATTGTGCCTTTACATTGATTGTCTTTCCATCACGCTCAATGGTGTCAGACCACTCAAAGCCGTTTTCTTTTAGGAAGTCTGCAATCTCTTTCTTCTTAAAAGCTCCGCCTTTACCAGCACGAAGGAGAGTGCGCTTTCCAGCACGCTTGTATGTAACTATTGGCTTAAGGTTTTTCTCTTCTTCTTCTTTATCTGCCTTTGCTTGCTCTTTTTCAAGCTTCTTAATTTCTTTATCGATAGACTTCACAACAGAGTTAATTGCAGAAGTTTCTTTTTTATCTGTCTTTAGATCAATAAGTGCATCTTCTAAGATGGCTTTTGAATCGTTAAGTGCAGCAAGCTTTCCTTTTGTTGTTGTAAGTTTGTTATATTTACCTCGTGAAGACCAGCCAGCTTCGTTAAGAATCTTTAGACCGTACTGGACCTTACCCGCAGGACCTGCTTCGTAATCTGTCTCGTCGATAGCTTCTACTTCGTCCCCAAAGTCTCCGCCAGTAACTTCTCTGAGGTCATCGCTGTTTGCCTTGTACTGTCTAGACAAAGGACTGTTAATGTCGATAAGGTCTCCAAGACCTTCTAGACGAGTAAAGTTTTCGTTGCTATTTATCGTCAAGCTTAAGAGGATCTTTTCCTTCAATAGAAGGCTTAGCTGGAGTTGGAGCGGCGGCTGGTTCTTCTGTAGCTTTTGGCTTTGACTTTGCAGCCTTTTTATTAATCTTTTCAATGATTGCATCTGTGTCTTTGCCCTTAAGCTGAAGAGCATCACGCAAAGCTTCTGCAGGAACAGGGGAGTTTATAAGTTCGCCATTAGGGTCGTTGGTAAGCATTTCTCCAAAACCTAATCCGTGCTCACCAGTTCCATTAATTGCGTTAGACAATTCGCTAGTTAAATCTTTAACTGTGTTTGCAGATAGATCTAAAGCTGTTGTTGGAGGAGCTTCGTTTTGAAGATCTTTTGGAGTGTAATTTTCTTGAGGATCTACTGGATTAGGATCTAGCTTGTAGAGTCCTTCAGGAGTATCAATGTCTGCGTTCTTTGGAAGGTATGGTCGGTAATCTCCATCTTCCTTGTATTTTGCTAACTCTTCTTCTGAAAGACCTTCAAGTAGAGGAGGAACATATGTATCTTCAGATACATCTTCTAAATCTTCTAGAGGCTCTCCCTCACCAATTTGATCTTCAGCTTCAGCCTTTGGCTCTGTAGGCTTTTGAATTTCATCTTCAATAATTTTGTCCGAAGGTGTTGGCTCTGTTTCTGTGATTGGCTCATCATCTTCAATGGGCTCTACACCTTCAAGTACTGGATCTTTTTCTCCCCTTGACTCAAGAAGGGCTTTCTCGTTGTTATCGTTTCCAGCAATCTTGTCATAAGCTCGTGCAAGAGCCATTTCAGCATCTCCACCTTGCTCACGGATTGCTGAGGCAATTGCTTCTGCTGGGACATCTTCTTCACGACCATCTGTAAAACTAATTGGAGCGTATCCAGTTGCTTTCTCGGTATCGCTAACAGGCTCTACTGCTGTAAGAAGTGCGTCTTCTAGCTCTTCCGCCATTTGATCGTTTGCAATTGTTACTGGATCATCAAACTCAAATTCTGGAGTGTATTCTTCGTTTGGATTGAACTCATAAGCTCTATCTGGAACTTCATAAGGAAATGAAGAAACTTCTTTCTTTTTATCAGCCTTTTTCTTGGTTGGCTTAAAAATGTCATCTGCTTGATCAAGAAGTGGGACATTGTCATCGGCAGTCTGAGGCTCTGGACGTGTGTATTCACGACCTTCATCTTCATCAAGATTTGGTTCGTCACGAAGGATTTCGTTGTTTACATCTTTCCAAGACTGAGCAAATGCAAGAGGTGTGTTCTTTCCACGACGATAAACGCCGTAGACTGGCTCTTCAGGATTCCAGAATTGTCTGCCAGAGTCTGGGTCTACCTCGCCCTTTTTAAGAAGCTTTGGCTCTGCCTTATCTAACTCTGCTGCTCTCTTTTGACCTTCGTCAATTGTTTTTTGTGCATCTTTAGGAGTATTAAATTTAACGATGTCATACTTGTCATCTGTATATCTAATAGCTCCATTTTTCATTTCTTCATCTTTACGATAAATACTTGGAGCATCTGAAATAACAATGCTGTCTTCTGGAAGTGCTTGTGCTCCATTAGGAAGCTCAGCCTCTACTGGAGAGTAGCCATCTTCTGAGTCCTTGCTTTTAATGAAAGCTTCAAGACCTTCACCGAGCTTTGTAGGAACTGTTGCAACTTTTCCTTTACCTAGTTCAATATCAACAAGGTTAGGATCAAACATGTTCTGGTTAAGTAGTTCTCCAGAAAGGCTCTTTGTAGATCCATCATTTCTCTTTACATAAACACGGAAACCATCTGTAGCTCTTTTAGCTAAAGACCTTCCCATATTGATCCAGCGCTCAAAGCGGTCAGAAAGCTGTACAGCTTCACGAGCACGACGAGCTGCAGCTGAGTTCTTACCAGCGAAAGGATTTGCAGCAGCTAGAAGAACTTCAACAGGAACTTGTCCCTGAGGAAGATTCTCTAGGCGAATCATTGAGTATTTGTGTTCTGGAGAATCGATAGGAGAGAACATTGCAGATGCCAAAAGGCTCTTTACTGTTTCATCCTTAATGCGTGGATCATCTAACACCCAACGCATCTGAGCTGATGCAAGAGCAGAAGCAGTCATAGAGTTCAAACGAGTTGAACGTGGGTGTGATACTGGAAGCAAGTCTGTGTTGAATGCTTCTAAACCAACAACTTTGTTGTACTTAGCAAGTGCAATGTAGTTAGAAAGCTCTGCAATTGCTTGGTGCTTACGAATTGAGAAAGGAAGACCTCTAGTCTTCTCTAAAGAACGAGCGAGAACCTTGTATGCAGAGCGACGATTAACTCTACGGCTTGTTGTAGAGAACTCGTTTGCTTTATCAATTAAAACATTTGCTTCTTGACGAATAAGACGTGCTTGCTCACGACTGCTATATGCTCTGTAAGAATTTACAACAATTTTATTCCGCATCTTCTTCTCCCTTCTTTGGAAGAAGGTCTGCGTCTAAGCTGTCATAACCTAAAGATGCAAGAAGTGAAGCTCTTTTGAATGGATTGTCTCCATTTCTAACTCCACGAAGCCAAGATGCACGAACTGCATGCTCTGCTTCATAACCAAAACCTGAATACTCTGCCATAGCAAGGATTGCTTCTTCTGGAGATGAATATTCTTCCTCTGGCAAAAGATCAATATTTAATTCTTGATCGTATCTCCACTCGCTGGCAAGCTTTGCTAGTTCTTGTGGTGATTGGATTTCGTTTCCGAGCTTTTCACCTTCAAGAACTCCGACATCAACGACGCCATCTGGAATAACCGCGAAACGACACTTACCCTCGTCTTCGACTTCAAGTTCGATGATTCGGCACTGGCCATTACCCATGTATAAAACACAGTTAGAGCATTTGACTCCGATACCTCTGACATCGTTTTCTGCTGGAGGTGTGTATCCTGCCCAGATGCCTGTGGCATCTTCGTTAAATCTTCCATACTTGTCTGCAATCTCGACTAGCGCTTCTGCTAGATCGCTCTCTTCAGGAACCAAACCTGCTGAAGCTGCAATCGAGTTTGATTTCTTTGTTGAACGTGGATGTCCAGAAGGAAGCAAATCATTATCTGTTGTGTATGCAGAGTTTGATGGCTTTCCAGACTTCAACAATTTTAGAAATGCATTTACACGACCCATAGCCCACTGGTTGCGTGTCATACCTGGTCGATGTGAGACTTTTTCTTTGCTGCAAACTCTGAATCATCTGAAGCATCAACAGGAACACAGTTAGGAACCATTTTTCCGTCTTTGCCTTTCTTCATACCAACTTGCTTATAGCCTTCCCAGCAAGGATCTCCTGCAGATACAAGTGAAGTAACTACTTTGTCGATTGATTCGTCAGACATTACTGCTCTTGCCCTTCTGCTGGGGCTTCTGTAGCAATTCCTGCAGCTTCTGCACCTTCACTTGCTGCATCTAGTGCTGCTTGCAGCTCAGGTGGGATTGGAGCGACTGAAGATTGCTGTTGCTGTGAACGAACTGTGTTAATAACTTCTGGAGCAAGAGCTGAAAGCATTGCTTCTGTAAATTCTGGAGTAAATACACCACGCTCTTGTAGAAGTCTGATTGAAAGTTCCTTTGGAGTTGGTGCGTCTGCATCTGAGAAGCCGTGAGCACGACGCCATGTGTTTGCAGAGACTGCCATACGGTCAAATCCTGCGTCAGCATCTGTTGCACGGTCATTACGGGTTGCAATTGCTGATGGGTCATACCAAACGACGATGCGATTTACTTGTGCTTCTTCATATCCATTTGCAATAAGGTATGGACGAAGATAAACAACTGTTAGAGCATCTGCAATGAGCAACATAAGTGGCTCGATGTGTGCTTTGTAGAGTGATTCATCAATCTGCATTGCGTTTGAGTACTTAACATTTGCAAGACCTGTTACAACATCCTTTGGAACATCAAGTCCCTGCAAGATACGCTCTAGTACACGATCTGAACGCTCTGCAAGCGCTGGGTCAAATGAACGCTCGAACTTAAACTGCTTAATCTTGTCGCCAAGTTCTGCAGGACCACGAATAATAAGTGGAACAACAGCGGAAGCAGACTCTTCATCACGAATTGGAGTAGTCATAGCATCCATCAATTGCTCTTCGAACTCATCTTCTGCTTCTTCAGCAGTAAAGTTTGGACCAATGCCATCTTCTGAGTCGTAAGGGAAATCTCCATCGCCTTGTGAAGCAACAGAAAGTCCGTCTGGCAAGTAAAGAGCACCTGCATTCAGACGTGAACGTGCAGTTGCACGGAATGTTCTGTTGAGGAGAAGAAGTTCAGCGCAGAGATCTAACAAACCACGAAGTGATGAATCTGCTTCGTCAGAAAAACGAGGATGTGAACGCCAGATACGTCCAACAAATGCATCTTTACCTAATTTAGATGATTGACCAGTTCCGCCTTGTGTTGTAGTGGACTGTTCACGACGACCAATAACATTAAAACCGCCACGAGGATCAGTTGTTACTTCATCAACAGAACGAATGTCCCAAGACTCTGGCAATCTCTGTGATGGCTTAGCTGGCATCTGAACTAGATAACATTCTCCAGCTACTGCAAGGTTAAGTGCAGCATCTCTAAGGAGTCCAGCTTGTCCACCGTATGCAGAATTCAATCGTGCAAGTGCACGTTCTGCTGCTGCAGCAAGACGATCATCTACTAGCTCTGATTGACGAACAGAAATTGGAGTTTCTGATGGATCATCAATTACTGCTGCATAAATTCTAATTCGTGAAACAACTGATGCAACTAAATTAAATGCATACTTGATTTCACCGATTGCGTCGTAGTATTCCCATGCTTCTGCTTGCCATGCACTTGATCCAGCAGAACGACGAATTCTAAATTGCTCGAACTCACCTTTGTCATTAACTTTAATTTGAGCTGCTGCAGCTGTAAGAGTTCTAGGAGTTGAGTAGCTTGCAGACTGCGCTGTGTTAGTAAATACAGATGAGATTGTTGAAGGCTTTGGAGCCTGAATTATTTGTGTAGAACGAGAAAATGTTGACTTAGTTTTCTTACGCTTTGGCTGGGCTAGTTGCGGAATATGAAGTCTTACTTATCTTCATATGCAGTCAACAGTCCTGCTATAGCAGATACCGCATAAACGGTAGCAACTATGTAGGTTACTGATGGAATAATGATAGCGGAAAGTACGAAGGCTGATCCTATCCAAAAGCTAAAACACCACTCACAGGTGGATAAATATCCGATGTAGGAAGACTCTGGTGGAAATTTTTTCCAAAAGGCATTACGCAAAGGGGCTGTAACCATGTCCCTCGTTACTAGGCGGGTTACACGATATGTAGCCAGTCCTAGAAGAACAAACTGCAGAAGAGTTATATCTTTCATTCTGTTGGGTCCTGATTCGAGTAGACGGAATTGTTTTGTCCGTATGGATTCCAACCTCTAAGACGCGACCCACAACCGCAAGAAGCGTCCTTGATAAAAGCCACAACCTTTTCGGACTCTGTTAAAACTGCTTGAAGCTTCCCATCAACGTGCCTATGAGTGTACTTCTCTCTGAAAACCAGTGTAGGGCCTTGTGGAGAGTCCTGCGCTATCAAAATGCTATCACCAAGCAGTACTACTCGGACTCTGTCAACCTTGCGAGTGCCCTGCGGAGATGGTCCAGGTATAGAAAGCTCATCAAGACCAACGGAATTGGGTGGAGCGATCCAAACTAGTGCTGGGAAGACATCTGATACTGCTCTCAAAAGGTTTATCCAAACTCTGTGTATTCTTCAGGGACATAAAAGTCATTCCAGCCTAGCGTGTAACCTGCCAAATGTAAATCAAGTATTACTGGAGCCTCTCTAGAGCTGGTCTCAATGCTCAAATCAAAGTCTTCAGAGCTTTTAACGTGCTTTGCCTCTTTCCACGCATAGTGGCTCTTAAGATGTCTTAGTCTTATAGAGGCGGCTCATTGGCTAAGACGCCTTGCCATGGCACGGTATGTGACCCCTGCGGCCTCTGCGAAGGCTGCTGTAGGCACTCCACGGCTCCTAAGCTGCCTTGCAATCTGGGTGAGCTCATTGTTTGCCTGAGCTAGAGGGCTGGTTGGAGGTGTCTTGGCTCTGTAGCGCTTTGAAAGGGTAGAAAGCTCACGAAGTCTAATCCTGATCTCGGGAGGGACGCCCGGAGAGATGGACTTTAAACGAGGGGCATGCTTTGTAGGCACAGAGGTTGTCAAAGACTTTGGGGGTGGTAGTGGAACTGCTTTCAACTGCTTAACATCTGGAGATCTACGGACCCAAAAGTGAATGGTGGTCTTAGGGACAACGGGGCTAAGGGAGTTTCCGATAACGCCCAGTGACCAACCTGCCTTCCACAGCGAGCGTAGGCGTGATTCCATCTCTGAGCGTGTGAGCGTCGAGAGATACATAACCTCCTCTAGGGGAAGTTTAGGTGGGTTCAGCATGGTCTTATTGTACCGAGTTTTTAAAGGGGTGTACGAGAAGAAAGGGGATCCAATCTTGTACGACAGCTTTAAATTTATGAACCTTTCCATATTTTGCTTTTGGCCCCGGAGAAGGATATGTATGTATTTTGCCCTTTCCAAAATCGTTCCGGGCCTTTTTTCTAAAAAAATCTTTTATTTTTCCACTTTTAAAAATTTACTTTTTAGGCAGGAAATTTAAAGGCAAGGCAAAGAATTTTTTCTTTTATTACATTTTTACAGGCTTTTTAATGCTTTTAGGCTTTTGTGTTTTGTCTATTGCTTTCTATTTGTTTTGTTTTCTTTTTCTGTCATACAACTTCAAAAGAACTTAGGAACTTATTAACTACTACCTACTGACTAGTAACTTACTGACTAGTAGTTACTAAGACCTACTGACTAGTAACTTATTAACTACTACCTACTGACTAGTAACCTACTGACTACTAGCCTAAAAAGTAGGACTGGTCATGACTACTTTTAGACTTGTAAAGTGCAGGAAAGTAGCCTATTGTTTATCTTGTAAGTCAAGGGGACTTACAAAGAACTAGGGAGAAATAAAATGTCATACGGAGTCCAAATTACAATCAAGTACACAGAAACAACTTCAAATGGAACAATCACTACAGAAAGAGATTATTCTTTCCATGTTGATACCGCATCAAATGCATGCGATTTAATTACTGAAACCGCAAAGAATGCAAAGGAAATGGGAGCAACCGTACTAAAGGTTAAGGTAACTGAAGAGAACCCAAACTCTTATGAGAACCCTTACCGCAACCTTTCAGATGGCGAAATCTTGGAACTTCTCCTAACCAAGTAACCGCACAGAATTAACCCCCCTAACTTCTCTTAGGGGGGTTTTTTCTTTTCCTTTCCAGGATCCTTTTTAAGACACACCGCACAGAAGCTTTCTTTTAATCTTGCATAGTGCAGGAAAGTAGTTTATTATTTATCTAAGCGGGAAACAAAGTACCGCACTAGGGAGAAACAAAATGAAACTAGCAATCAAACTAACGGCAGAAGGAAACGCTTCTATCATTGACCTATCGGCAGATAGTAATGAACTACTAACACTTCAAATGGCGGTAGGCGGTCTTATTGAGCCAAAGACTCTTGAAAGTGGATACACCTTAATTATGAATGAAGAAGGAAAGTTGCAAGGTCTTCCAATAAATGAAAGAGCAACTGAAATTTGGTTGGCTAACTTCCCAAACTTTCCTGATGTAATTCTCGGTGATGTTGTAATCGCTGGGGGTTATGATGATGAAGGTGAGCAACTAGGTCTTGACTCTGATTATGCTAACCGCTTGTTAGAAGTCTTTGCACAGTCATAAGAACTAAAACAAAAACCCCCGACCTAAAAAGGAAGGGGGTTTTTTGTTGTCTTAGTTTATGGAAGAACTCCGACACTTTGACCATCAAAGAGATAAGCCAAAACTTCTTCATCAAAGCAACCGCACTCCTTAAGTCCTTTAGACTTTCTGAATGCGTTAATTGCTTCTACTGCTCCTTCACCAAGACGACCAAACTTATCATTCATTACTGAACTAAAGCCCAAGTCATTCAACCGCAGTTGAACTGTCTTTACTGATTCAGAGTTTCCTTCATAAGCATTAACTTTTAATGCTGAAAGATAAATGTACTTATCTGGGTTGGCTTGAAAGGTTGGGGCTTTCTTGTCCTTCTTTGGCTCTTCTTTAATCGCTACTGGCTCAGACTCAACGGCGAGCGCTTGCTCATTAGTTGAAGGTGCTACAGAACCAAGCAACGGCATAAGGTTTTCTTGCTCGCTCATAGTCTCACTTCTTTTCTGTGGGGAATTTGCTAAGCCACTCTTTGAACTTAGCGTAGTGCTTTCCACTAGTACTAGTATAAGCGTCTTTGCCTATGTGCCATGAAGTCCAGTCGCTTCCACCATTGCTCATGTGCATAGCAATTTGAGCGTTCTTAACTGGGTTGAACAAGTCCGCATTATGGTCTAAGTCGAACTTCTCTCTACGGTCTTCGCCTAGAGAGTTAATCATGTTGATTTGGAATATGCCGTAAGAGTTGTCGCCAGTTAGC